AGTGTTAGACTATACAATGAAATGAACACTTTTGTTTATGTTAATGGTAGACCGGATCACCAAAAAGGACAACACGATGACCTTATTATGGGTATATCTATGGCAATATATGTTGGCGAATCATCATTTTCAAAGTTAGAAAAAGTTACAGAAAAAACAAAAATTATGATAGATTCTTGGACTGTAGCAAATAATGATGCTGTTGCAAAAGAAGTTTATTTTAACCCAACATTACCAAATATGAATATTAAAAATGAAAGTTTTAATCGTGATTTTTCAGGACCATCAAAAAAAGATTATATGGAGTATTCTTGGTTATTTGGTAAGAGATAATATTTATTACTATGGGATTGAGTCGTAGAAAAAAATCTGGAAAAAAAATTGGCGGGTCAAGACTTATTGTTGACGGACAAGAAATCTATTCAACAAAAACTTTTCAACCAAGTTTTAATAAAAAAAGAAAAAGATATGAAGATTTTGTTGAAGCACCATTAATTGTACCAACAACCACAACTACAACAACAATACCAATTGAAACTTGTAATCTTGAAACACAAAATTTTGATAATTTAATTACACAAAATAATTCTAATATCATATTTTGTTAAAACATTTATAAAAAAAAGAAAATTATTAGATTTTAAATATGGAACAAAATAATCTAACAATATGGCAAAGATTGTCCAAAACATTTGGACCAAACTCACTTCTTGATATGGATTACCCAACATATAAGTTGGACAAAAAAGTATTATTAAGAACACCGGATAAAGAAAGATATGAACAAGAAAAGTTGCAAATGCAACAAAGTTTATATATTTCAGATAACTGGAAAAAAATTGAAAATAATTTATACGCACAAGCGGTTTATTATGAACCAAATAGAATTTCTGCATTTTATGATTATGAATCAATGGAGTACACACCAGAGATATCAACAGCATTAGATATATATTCTGAAGAATCAACAACACCAAATCAAGATGGTTATGTTTTACAAATATATTCCGAATCAAAAAGAGTTAAGGCAATCTTAGCCGATTTATTTAATAAAACTTTAGATGTTAGTATTAATCTACCAATGTGGGTTAGAAATACCTGTAAATTTGGTGATAATTTTGTTTATTTAAAATTGGACCCAGAAAAAGGAATTGTTGGTTGTTTACAATTACCAAATATTGAAATTGAAAGACTTGAAAGGGGAATGGAAGCTAGAACAATTAGTGCAAACATTGGTACCGATATTCAGTTTAAAAACAAAACAATGAAGTTTGTTTGGAAAAACAAAGATATGGAATTTAACACTTGGGAAATTGCGCATTTTAGATTACTTGGTGATGATAGAAAACTTCCATATGGAACATCAATGTTAGAAAAAGCTCGTAGAATTTGGAAACAATTAGTATTAGCTGAGGACGCAATGTTAATTTATAGAACAGCAAGAGCACCAGAAAGAAGAGTTTTTAAGGTATTTGTTGGTAATATGGATGACAAAGATGTTGAAGCTTATGTTCAGCGTGTTGCAAATAAATTTAAAAGGGACCAAGTTGTTGATTCTAAAACTGGTAATGTTGATTTAAGATTTAATCAAATGGCCGTAGATCAAGATTATTTTGTTCCTGTTCGTGACCCCGCACAAGCGTCACCAATTGAAACTTTGGCAGGAGGTCAAAATATGGGAGAAATTGCTGATATTGAATATATTCAGAAAAAATTAGTAACAGCTCTTAGAATACCAAAAGCTTATCTTGGTTTTGAGGAACCGGTTGGTGATGGAAAAAACCTATCATTACTTGATATTCGTTTTGCTAGAACAATTAATAAGATTCAAAAATCTATGATTGCCGAACTTAATAAAATTGCAATTATTCATTTATTTTTATTAGGTTTTGAAGATGAGTTACATAACTTTACACTAGGTTTAACAAACCCATCTAAACAAGCTGATTTATTAATGATTGATGTTTGGAAAGAAAAAGTAACTCTTTATAAAGATATGGTTACAGAAATTCCAAATACAATACAACCAACATCAGCAACTTGGGCTAAAAAACACATTTTTGGTTTTTCTGATGAAGATATTAAACTTGAGATTCAACAGATAAGATTAGAGAGAGCTGTTGCTGGAGAAATAGCAAATACAGCAACAGTAATTACACATACTGGATTATTTGACACTGTTGACAAATTATATAAAACTGTTTCTGGTGAAACAGTTAGTGCTGGAGGAGCAGCTGGAGGTGCAGCACCGCCGCCACCACCACCACCAGCTGGTGGTGCACCTATGACTGATAGTGTTGAAAAAACAAATTTAAATATATTATTAGAAAGTGATGCGTTATTTGGTGATGAATACATTGATTTATCAAAAGGTAAAAATTCTTTAGGTCAGATAGAAAATGAATTAGATAAATTATTAAATGGATGATATTTATTAAAAAAAATAAAATATGAAGTTCGGTATATTAAAATCTAAAATAGAAAAATGTTTGTTAGAGTCATATAAAAATGATAATCTAAAAAGAGAATTATTTGTTTTTAATGAATTAATTGTAAAAAACAAAAATTTAAATAAATTATATTATTTGTATGATGAATTATCAAAAAATAAAGGGTTAAATGAATCTATTGCAAATGATTTTATAAATGAAAGTATAACAATTTATGAAAATACTATTAACAAAATATCAAAACCAATTTTTGATGAGTTAGAGATGTGGGTTGGACACTTAAAAACAAATAATTTATATGAAAATATTGATAATTTGTTTTCAACAAACGTACTAACTTTAGAAAATAAGATTAAAAGTAAAAAAATTATTTTAGAAAATTTAATAAAAACTGAAGAAGAAGAAGTTTTATTAGAAAATATATCAATTAATGAAATGGTTAAAATTGCAAACAAAACCGTAAAAAATTATTTGGACAATCTTACAGAAAATGAAAAAAGAAAACTAGAAACAATTCTTTTAGAATCAGATGAAAAATTAAAAATAAAATACGAGGTTATAAAAGAAGACGTTATTGATAAATTAAATGATTTAAAATTAAATGAATCTGATTCTGAAATATTATTAAAAATAAATGAAACAATAAAAAAAATTGATTCAGAAAAATATGACAAACTAAATTATTTTAAATTACAACAATTAAATAAAAATCTTTAATTGTTTAACTTTAATTTTTGTCTATACTTTGCCCTACTAATTTCATTCCTTCTTTCAACAGATTTTTTTATAAATTCTTTTCTATAATTTAAATGTGAATTTTGTCTGGTTTTAATAACCTTACTTTTTAGTTCTTTAAGAGCCCTTTCGATGTCGTTTTTTTTTATTTTTACAATTAACATAGTTTTATAAATTTTTTATATATTGATATATATTTCAAATTTACGTAAATTTTTAAAAAATAAACATTATATGTATGAAAAAAAAATATGAAAAAAGGCAAAACAACCAAAATAAATGGTTTTAGAACATCTAAGGTTCAATACGGAACTGTAGATTCAAAAAACTTTAAATCACTTTATCTAAATTTACAAACTTGGGTTGAGCCAAAAAATGACTATGAGAATTGGAATAGAATTGTTTTAAATATGAACAGATTTATAAAACATTCAATTTATGATAATATTGATAAAAAATTATTTGATCAAAAATTTATTGTTGATTTAGATTTGAGAACAAGTGGTTTACAATTAAAAAAGAAATCATTTATGAATTTAGAAATAAACTTGTTTTTAATTGATGAAATAGATTTTAAATCCACAAAATTAAAAAAATCTTTAAAAAATATAATTAAACAACTTTATTCTGACGTGTTAACAAAAAACGAATATTTTAAATTTTATTTAACTAAAAACGGCAATACTAAATTAATTAAGGTAAAAACCGAAAAGGAGTAATATTTATTTAAAAAACATTTAAAATGAAAATATTAGCACCTAACGAAATTGGTAAAGGAATTCTTATTGAATATGATGCTGGTTATATAAATCCAAAGTCTCAAAATAATCAATATATTATGGAATCTAAAAATTTTTTAGATTACTCAAAACCATTTGAATTTTACGCAGTTTTACAAAAATACAATACTCCAAATAGAAATGGTAGAGTTTACCCAGAAAGAATTTTAAAAAGAGAAGCAGAAAATTATAAAAAAATGATTGAAAAAGGTACTTCACTTTCAGAATTAAATCACCCAGAATCTTCACTTATTGATCTTGATAGGGTTTCACATTTAATAACTGAAGTTTGGTGGGATGGTCCTGTATTGCTTGGTAAATTAAAATTATTAACAAGTCCTGGTTTTCACGAAAGAGGAGTTGTATCAACAAAAGGAGATTTGGCTGCAAATTATCTTAGACAAGGAGTAACACTTGGTATCTCATCTCGTGGTGTTGGGTCACTTAAAAAAGTTGGCGAAACAAATGAAGTACAAGATGATTTTGAATTAATTTGTTTTGACCTTGTTTCTTCACCATCAACACCTGGTGCATATCTTTTTTTAAATAGAGATGATAGAATGAAATATGAAGAAAATCTTGATG